CTATTGGCCCGCCTTATATAGCGGGTCTTGTGGCAAAACTTCTACCGCGTCGCCCTGGTCCTCAAGACCGTGCTCTCCGGAGCCCTGTTCCTCGGGCTGCCTCTGGGCCGGCACGACCATGCTCCTCAATTGTCCTTTACCATCGCGCACGACGACCTTGTAAACGTAGCCCGTGCCCTTACGGCAAAGCGTGGATTTGAGAATTTGCCCCCGTCCTCCCGGCAGGATCTCGCGCGCGACTTCGTCGACCGTCACCAACCCCTGGCGGCGAACGATTTCACCCGCGATTCCCCAGTCTGCAAGACATTCCTGCGCATGCACGGGCTCCGCGAGGTTCGCGACGCCCGAGAGCATGAAGGCCGACACGAGAAGCCGAGGTGAAAATTGCATCATGACATTGGAGGTTCGAATTGGGCTTGGTTAACAGCCGGACGGTGAACCGGCCATGAACGCAAGGCCCACTCCCTTATAGCCGAACATTCATGACACGTCGCGTGATTGCCGATGACGCATGCGTCCGTCCGTAAAGCGCCAGCAGCGTACCGATGAGACCCAGCACCGCTTGAACGACGCTCAGCGTCTGCTCACCGGCCTGCTTGATAACCTCTGCCGGAATTTCGATGCCGATGATCGGCCCGATAAGAGGTAGCACTGTCGCCGCCGCTGTTATGATTGTCCCCCAGATCGTTTTCGACCTTGCCCACCACTTCTCATCGATGACGATTTCATTCCCGTTCGTTGCTTCGCCGTCCATGTTGCTCTGTCCTTTCGCTGTTTGCCCGGGCTCCACGAGCCCGCCGGTGATGCTGTGTTGCTGCGCCAATGCATGCGCCAGATCGGCGGTCGCCGTGACGCGGTTCAGCCAACCGCGGCCGAAACGCCAGAAGTGCGGGAGCGCCCGATAACGCGCCCGCCGCGCCTGCGCATAGGTCTCGATGAGATCCTTGATCGGCCGCGCCGCCACTGCGCGCAGCGTCTGCGGACCAATTTCGCCGTCAACCGCGACACCAAGAGACGTCTGCAGCAGCCGCGCGGCGCCGCTGACGCCGTGATTGACGCTGGCATCGAAATGCATCAGCGCGAGTGGAGCTGTGAAAATGCGCGCCAGCGACGGCTCCCAGTATCGCGCGCGATAGATGTCGCGAACCGTCTCGTCCGGAATGCGTTTTAATTCCTCGACCAGCCGCGCCCGCGAAGTCGCATCGACCGTTACGCCGCGCCAGCGCGCGAACACCTGCAGCGTGATCCCGCGATTGGTAGGCCCCCCCGGATCATGCGGATCGTCGGTGAAACCGCCTTCCATCTTGAGAACGTGCGCGAGCGCGACACCGAAAGCATCGTCGCCGCTCTCCATCTGCGCGTCAGACGGTGAAGTAACCTCACCGCTTTCATCCTCGACCTCTTTCGGCCATCGGTATCCGAGCACGCGCGACGCTTCGAACGCTTCCACCGTCACGCCGTCGCTCTGGTTCCCGCCCAGAATGAAAACCCGGCCCCGCGTCGCGCCGAGAAAAAAGCCGACGTGCCCCGCGCCGGGATCACTGCCGCGCGTCAGCACGATGATCGCGCCCGTCTTGCCACTTTCGATTGGCGCACCCCAATCGAGATACGAGCGCGCGAGCAAAGACCCCGTGCCGGAAAGACCAGCCCGCTTTAGCATCGCGCCCAGGAAAGCCGCGCACCACGGCGTTGCATCGTCCGTGATGTTGGCGTGACCGGCCTCCGCAAAGTAGCCCCTGATCTTGGGCTCCGATTTTGCGCCCGCGATCTCGCGCACGCCGAACTCGGCCCACGCTGCCGCGAGCCATGCTGGCTGATCCATACTGTGATCCTTGATGGTAATGCGCTCGCGGCGCCTACACGATCGCCGCGCGCCCAGCGCCACGTCCGAAACTTGCGTTGGTCTGATAGACCTTGAGCGACACGCTCGCCTGCACGCTGCCGAAGTCGCTCGTCTGTTGTGCGGCCGTGTAGACGGCCGATGGCGAACTCACGCTCACCGTACGCCGCACCGTCGCGCCATCGAGAATATCGACCTCGTACCTCTCGGCCTCCTCGCCGAGCGGAACGTCGCTCACCTCCCAGCTGTCGCCGCCGGCGCGCGTTCGCCGCTTCCATGCGATTGTGAGATCACCGCTTGCGCGAACGCCTCTGACATGTACCGGCGACAGCGGCCTGAGCCCATCGCCCGAGAACGCATGTGCGGCCGTCACGTACGATGCATCACCGATGTCGCGGTTGCCTGGACCGAAACGCCAGTTGAACGGCAACTTCACATCTTCGAGCGCCAGCGGCACTTGCGCGATCGCGCCATCGAGCAGCACGAACGGCGCGCCTGTCGCGACGGTCGCCATCGCGCCTTCGGTCCCAAACTGGCCGCGCAGTAGCGCGCTTAATTCATATGTCAGCACGTCCGTCAAAGCCGCATTCTGGAACTGGAAGACTTCCCAAGTCCCCGCCCCATTACGGATTGCAGCCAGGTTCGCGCCGCCGAACAGCGCGAGCGCATCGCACGAGGTCAGCTGGCCTTGTGTCAGCCGCACGCGCACGCGTGCCCGCCGGTCGAACCGTCCTTCCGGTCCAACAAGCAATGTGTCGAGCGTCGTGCCGATGGTTGCGGGCGCCGTCGCCAGCGCCTTCAACTGAAAGCCCGTCACGCCAGGCGAACGATAGACCGCAACGCTTCCGGGCCACGGCTTCTGAAGCGCCGCCACGTACCCGGCTTCCGCCGTCGCCTCCGCGTTCCACACCGGCAGGTCGAGGAAGTACACGGCCGGCGAACCGCTCTGCACTTGCGGAGCAACCGCCGCCGGTCTCGGCGAACCCGCGACCTGGTCGTAGACGTTGACGTCGATACCGATTGCTTCGATATCGCGCGTGCCGTGATCGGACGTCTCCGTGATCCGAAGTGCACGCGGCCGCCCTGCCACGTCGAGCGTCACAATATCGCCGGGCTCCAGCGCCAGTGCCGAAGGCGGCAGCGCGAACGCGGCACGCTCGCGCGCCGACCATGTCTCGTGAAGCCAGGATTCCGCAATCCCGCCGGCCTGCGGCGCATCGAGTACGATTGGTAGTTCGGCTTGCGCCACCCGCCCGCTCGCACCCGTCAGACGGCGCGCTTCCGCCACCGCTTGGCTGTAATCATTTTCTGACGAGATGTAGCGCACCTTTGCGGATGCCGGCAGTTCCGTCTCCTGCCCGCGCGTCAACTCATACAGATCGTCGGTCGCGCGCACCTCGACCAAATCGTCGGCTTCGATCACGCGCCCGCTGTCGCTCGCACCTCGGTGTCGAAACACGATCTCGCCGCCGCTCTCGACGGAATCGAAAAAGTAGGCGAGTTCCAGCGGCTGCAACGCTTCGCGCGCGCTCATCACACGGTCGATGACATATCCCGGAACCGTTCCGAGCAGCCCCGACACGTCGAAATCCTCAAAGCCGCCGTCCAGTAGAACGCGCGACACGAGCTCGTCCAGCCCCGCGCTCCCCAGGCGGCCGTTGACCCAATGCCCAAGCGCCCAGTTCTCGCCATCGCCCCAATAGCTCGTCTCATTGGGAAACGCCGGATAGGGCCGCGCATCCCAGCAATAGGTGTGAATGTGGTCGAGATCGACCATGCGCGCGCCGGTCACTGTCGAAACCGGATTGAGTCCCGCAACATATCCGGGCTTGCTCCAGTCGAAGGCGTCGCGAAATGCCCGCAGGAAGCGCGCCTGCATCAGGTCATCGCGTTTTCCCGTCGAATAGTACGGCAGCGCGTTCTCGCTGCTCTTGGGATCGACGAACACGTTGGGCTGGTTCGCGCCCTTGTCGACCGCCGGACAGCCTATCTCCATCAGCCAGAACGGCTTTGATTGCGGCACCCACGTTGTCGGCGTGCCGCTCTCCACGCCGCCCGGACGGTTGAAGTGCTGGTTCAGCCACCACGATTTGATGTCCTTGAAGCGGAACACCCACGGCTTACCCGCGCCGTCCGTGATCGGCGTGCGCGTCTGTGCGCTGCGATGAGCGGACGAAGCATAAAACCAGTCATAACCTTCGCCGCCCTGCACATTCGCTTTCAGATACGCGGGATCGTAGATCGACGTATAGCCCGCAAGCGCATCCATATGCGCACGCCCGTCACGCCAGTCTGCCAGCGGCCAGTAGACGTCGATCCCGATGGCATCGATGTTCGAAGACGCCCACAGCGGATCGAGGTGGAAATAGACGTCTCCCGTCCCGTCGCCCGGCTGATGCCCAAAATACTCCGACCAATCGGCAGCGTAGAGCACCTTGGTTCCCGCGCCCAGGATCGCCTTCACGTCAGCCGCCAGAGAGATGAGCGCCGTCACGAACGGATACGTTGCGGCCGCCGACCGCACACACGTCAACCCGCGCAATTCGGTGCCGATTACGAACGCTTCAACGCCACCCGCCGCCTTCGCCAGATAGGCCTGATGCAGCGCCATGCGCCGGTACGACCACTCTGTCGGACCTGAATACACAACCGTGTCGCCCGACAGCGAAAAGTGCGCGGGCGTTGTCGTCCCAACGAACGCCGCAACCTGGGTCGCGGCCGTCGCCGTCTTGTCGACCGTGCCAGCGACGCCCACCGCCGGATGGCACGTAATCCGTCCGCGCCATGGGTAAGCCGGCTGCCCTGTTCCGCCATAGGGGTTCGGCAGCGTGTTGCCCGCCGCCACGTCCATCAGCACGAACGGCGTCAGCGTCACGCCGATGCCGCGGTCCTTCAAATCGCGGATCGCGGCGATCACCGTTTGATCCGAAGGCGTGCCGCCGTACGCGGCCCTGCCCTCGCGCTGGCTCACGACATAGGCGTTGCCGCGCGTACGCCCCGCCACCGACCATGAAAGCGGCGCCGTGCTCTTGCTCGCCGTCTCAATCCCCGGATGGATCTGACAAGCGCCCGCCCGCAAATCGGTCCCGAACCAGCTCACGACCAGCGACACGTGGCGCGCATTCGGCAGCGACGCCTCGAGCTGATCGACGGATGTTTGCCAGTCGGTCACGCCTTCCAGCGTATGCACGTTCTCCGTCTGCGAAACGCCGGCGCCGAAATTCTGATGCACCGGCTCCGTCGCGTACACGAACTCGCCCGAGCCCGGAATCATGACAACGCCGCGCACATCCGCGTCCGCCGCGCCCAGCGAACGATAAACCTCGAACGAAAGCTGCGGCAGACGATTGCCGTACTCGGCCAGCGCAAAGCGCTCGAACACGATGTAGGCGACACCGCGATAGGCCGGCGCGTTGCCGGCGCCCTCCTTTGCTTCGATAAGGCTGTCCGCGACCTGCGTGTCGTCGCCCTTGTGCAGCCGCCATACGACGCGCGACAGCTCGATCTCGCGACCATCCGCCCACACCCGGCCGACGCGCGTCACCGGCCCCTCGCCGAGCGCGACCGCGAAGTTCGCGTAGTAGAGATACTTCGTGACGCTCACCTCGGCACTCGCGCCAAGCCCGCCACCCTTGCCGCCACCAGAGGCTTCCCGCGTGGTGACGACCTCTTCCTCGAAATCGGTCGCCCAGATCACCTGGCCGCCGACCCGCGCGCGCCCGAAAATGCGCGGCACCGGCGCGCCTTCGGTCGAGGCCGTGACCTGCAGATCGCTAAGCCTCGGCCCCTCCACCGCGCGGCTGCGCCCCGACGCGCCGAACAGCGCGTTATCGATATAGTTGCCCGCGAACGCGCCGATCTGCGAACCGAGCGCGGCCCCGCTCAGCGTCGCGCCCAGGAAGCTTAAGCCGCCCGGCAGCAACGCGCCGCCAACCGCCGAGCCGATGGCCGCAAGCGCCAGCGTCGCCATACACCGATCCTTTGTGAAATATTTTGCTGGTTTTGAAGGTGCAGCCGGCCGCTAAGACCTAGCTAAGCCGCGACCAGGCATTCCGAGGCATTGCAAGCCGAAACCATCTCTGCCGCGAAAAACCTAACCATGCCCGGCTTATCCAGCTCGGCACTTACTCGACTCAGGAAGTTGGGCACTTCCAAAGGCGTGCGCTCATCTTCGAGCAGCTTGTAAGAGTGCGCACCGTCTAGCACGCCACAAGATGAGCTGAACAACAGTCAGGAAACCGGAACGCACCCGCGATCCGCCGCCGCCACCAGCCGGCCAGCGCCACCTCGCACACCGGCGCGCCTTCGATGGCGTGAATCATCGTGCCCGCGCTCGCAACGATGGCCGCGTGTTTGGCGACACAGCCGTGACGCAGCCGGAACACAATGACATCACCGGCAGTAATCTCGGCGCGGTCGATCGGCGTCAGATGCCGCCCCGCCGCTGCCAGCATCGTCTCGGCACCGCTCGCTTCCGCCCAGTCGCGGCTGTACGGCGGCGGCGCCTGCGCATCGCAGCCATAGAGGTCGCGCCACACGCCGCGCACCAGCCCGAGGCAGTCGCAGCCGACGCCCTTGCGGCTCGCCTGATGATGATAGGGCGTGCCGATCCACGCCCGCGCCGCCGCCACGATGGCGTCGCGCGTCACGACCGATGGCGCGCTCATCCCTTGCGCCCCACCTTGGTGAGAAACGCGTTGCCCGGCATCGACGGAAAGCCGCGAAAGTTCGGCGCGTTGTTGAAGCGCGCCTTGCACGTCTCGAAGCGCTTGTCGCATCCGGCCGTGATCGTGAACGTATTGCCAGTGGCCGGCGCGCCGACCGGCTCAGACCAAAGCTCGATCGTGACCACACTCGCCGTCTTGGCGTGCGCCTTGACTTCGATGCTCAGACCGTTGGCCGGCCCCGACGTGAATGTCAGAAGCCCGCGCGAAAAAAAGTCGTGTGCAAAAGTACCCAGCCCTGTGGCGGCGAACCGGCGCGCACTAATTACGGCCCCGACCGTGCCTGTGCCCTTGAATGCAGACGATGACAGATTGACCTTGCAGCGCCCATCGCCGAGATCTGCATCGCACGCAAACTGATAGAGCCGTCCTTTCGGCTGCTGCAGGTAATGCGCGAGCCCGCGCACCTCCGCCGTAAACGCGCTCCCGCTCCGCCGCACTTCGCCCAGAGAGCCCGAACGCATCAACACGCGCTGGCTGACGTCCTGCCAATTGACGCGATAGATCTCGATGCGCGCGTCGTCGTAGCGTCCCGCCCCCAGATCGCTATCGGTCAGCGTCTCCGACGATAGCGCACCCGAAACCTCGAGGTTCGCGACCGAAAGCCCGACGCCCATTTTGATATCGCTCGCCGTAAAACCGCTCGCCGCTTCGAACGTGGTGCCATCGAAGGTGAGCGCGCGGTCGTGATCGGTAAATCCGTGGACGACCCCGTCGCGTCGCGTCAGCCGCCAGCACCAGGCGAGCGTCGTGACGCCGCTTTGCAAATGCGCGGCAAGCGCGGCAGGCAAATCCTTCATAGCCGCACCTCGACCACCGGCACGTCCGGGATCGCGCCCGACTTGTAGCCCGAGACGTTGATCTCCAGCCGGTCGCTGTCGAACCGAACCGGCACATCGAACTCGAACCCCGCCGTCACGCTCTGCCCGTTGCCGGGAATATGACCCGCAAGAAACGTGACCGTTCCGGTCGAGGTATCGACCGTGAACTGCGTGCCTGCCGTTTTCGCCACGCCCGCAACCGCGATCTTGACCGTTCCCGATACCGGCTTGCGGATCGCGCGCGCCCACGGCGCGAACGCGCTGCCGTAGGTCTTCTTGAGCTGAAACGTGGCAAGCGCGCCCGTGCCGCTCCCGATCGCTTGATCGAGCGCGGACGTCGTGCCGCCAGGCGCGCAAGACTTCCAGTCGGTCGGATCGCGCCAGCGGAACGCGTGCAGCCGCCCGCGCCGCTCTTCGAAAAACGCGATCACCGAATGCAGATCATCGAGCGACTTGACGCCATAGCCCGCGTTCCACCGCCGCCGGCTGTCGGCCCATCGGCTGTTGCGCTCTTCATGACCTGAGCCGAGCACCACCACGTCGGTGCGCCGCTCCGGCCCACCCAGCGCGTTAAGCGAGATCGCCGTCGGAAAACGGACTTCATGAAACGCCATCGAATTCGCGCTCGCCTTCGGCTTTATCTAACGTGATGGAAACATCCAGTCGTCCACTCCGGACTGCAGGCCCGAGAGCGCGACTGCGCGACTGCGCGACGCGCGAGAGCGCGCCCCCGCGGGGCTGGCCCGCGCAACCGCGCGGATTAGCCAGCGCGAGCGGAAATCAGAGATTCCGATTTCCCGCCGCCGCCGCACGCGCCACCATCGCGGCCACCTGCGACTGCGAGCGGCGGAACCCTTCCACGTCCGGCGTCGAAATGTTGATCGTGATCGGCGCGCCGCCTCCCTGCGCCATCACGCCGAGACGGCCGTCGGCTCCGCGTGTCAGAGGCATGATCGCCTCCGGTCCCTTTTCGCCCGCGATGCCGTGCCGTCCAGAAGCCAGCGGAAAGGCAATCGGGCTCGCAATCACGCCGCCTGAAGCAAACGGCACCGGCACGCCCTGGTTGAGAACACCACCCTTGGCAAAAGCCAGCCCACCACCAAGCAATCCCTGAACCATATCGCCAAGACCGGACGTCAGCGGTTTCAGCGCCGCCTTCAAAACGATCTGCGAAAGGTTGAGCGCCAGCGATTTGAACACGTCGCCCAGGCTCTTGCCTTTGATTGCCACGCCCTCGAACGCATTGATCAACGCGTTCGAGAACTGATTGCCGACGCGCGTCGCGCCACGCATTTTTTCTTCGAAGTCGCGCGTATCGGCGGTCACCCGCACGTCCCACGACTCGAATGGCTCGCCGAACGGCGTCATTGCGAAACTCCTTGATCCGGAAAGCGGCGCATGAGCGCGCGCAATTCCTCAGCTTGCATGGCGCCAGCGCGCGTCGCGCGGCCAAATCTACCGGTCAGCGCCGCATCGAGTTCACGCGGCGTCATTGCCCAAAGAACGGCAGGGGTAAATCCAAGCACACCCAGTGCCACCGCCATCACGTCGTCCCACGGAAAGGGCCGCGCGCATCGGCGCCGCCTCCTTGCTTATCGCCCGTCGCATCGGAGCCCGCCCCAAACGTCGCGTTCAGCAACCGCGCGACGATGTCGACGAAGCCCGCCGCGCCGCCGTCGGCCTGCATACGCGCCACGTCCTCATCCTCGATCATGTTGCCGGCACCACGCAAACCCGCGCCGATCACGCGAAGGCAATCGCGCGCCGACAGCCGGCCTTTTTCGAAGCGCTGCGCCAGAGCCAGAAGATCGTCATCCCCGAACGCATGCTCCAGCTCGGCCAGCGCGCCGAGCGTCAGCACGAGCTGGTGCGGCTTGCCATCGAGCCGCGCCTCGATCTCACCGCGATGCATATTCGCCATGCCCGTCACCTAACCAGTGCTGCAAAAACCCAATGCCCACTTCGGACCGCAGGTCCGAGAGCCCGACCGGGCGACGCGCGAATGGCCCACGCCTTCCGGCCGCCTCAACGAAAGAGGGTCGGAAGTCGCAATCAATATCAGCTGGCCCGCGCGTCAGCGCGGAATAGCCAGCGTGAGGGAAACACGCTGCGAGGATCAGCCGCCGTGAGCGACCTAAACGGCCACGAAACTCAACGCGCCCGCACTTTCCAGTGCGATCTCGAACGTCATCTCGCCGTCGTACCGGCCCGCAAACTCCAGCGACGCAATCTGGAACGCGCCCTCGATAGTGCCGAAGTCCGGCACGACCACCTGCCAGTTTCGGATCGTGCCGTTGAAGGCGTAATCGCGGATCGTCGCGTCCGACGCGCCATCCTTGAACACGCCTGCGCCCGCCACCCGCGCCGATTTCACACCGGCGCCAGACAGCAGCTCGCGCCATTGCCCCGCGCTTTCGTTGTGCGTGATCTCGACCGTGCCGGATGACACCGCCAGCGAGCGCGTCCGCAATCCCGCCACCGTCGCGAACGCGCCTGCCCCCGTCGTGTCGACCTTCAGTAGAAGGTCCTTGCCCTTTTGTGCCGCCAT